CAACGAGCAAAGCCACTCTTTTCTCGCATATAAAAGATGCGGTAGGCTTCGACTGCGCTGTACTTTTCAGTGTCGAGAAGGTCGAGGTTGCGGTCTTGAGATTGGTTGAGGCAACGAGCAAACGCTGTTCTTTCTGCGTCGGGTATGTAGTCTGTCCAAGCCACCGCACCTTGTAATTGGCTCAATTGTTTTTGGGCAAAATGTGTTTTACCAAATCGTATTTCAAATTGGTTGCACAGTTCTTGAGCGTGTCGAAAAAGCCAAACCCAATTTGCGATATTTTCGGATGCCCACTTCGTCGCCGGATGATTCTTGTAGCCGCCTTTGTGGGGCTTGCCGGTCGTCTTGGTGAGAGGCATTTTGTCAGCAGGTGCGCCGTTGTTGAGCAGGCCCGAAACGAGCATCTGTACGCTTTCGACACACATTTTGCTTGCGTGAGAATCGCATACCATGCGGGCCGCTTCTATGGCACAGTCGTCAAGTGCGAAGATGTTCATTCGTTCAACTCCTGTACTTTGTCGATGGCGTCTTGGTGGGCTTGCACGAGGCGTTGTGTGAGCGTGGCTGTGAGAGTCGTTGGGTCCATGCCGAGGTTGTGGCATAGTTCGGTGATGATTTTGATTGCATCTTTAGCGACAGTCTGTACATCGGCGGTACACTGCTTGTTGATAGCGAGCAACGCTTCCATGTTGTTAGCAAAATCGTTGATGGTGAATTTGATGCTCATTGTGAATCCCTCCATTCATTCAATTTTGCGACAACGATTGCTTTGTATGCAATCACTTCTTTCCCCGATGGGGAAGTCTTGGTGTGTGCTGATGAATAGTCAACAACCAAGTTCCACATGATTCCGTCAATTTCAATCGGTATCATTGGTATTCCCCCAACTTTTCTTCAAGGGCTTCGTCGGACAGCAGTTCGGTGCGAAGTTTGTTGACTTCTTCTTTCACTGCGTCGGGGTGGTTGTGGCTGAAAGACCAATCGTTGATTGGTACCACATCGCACCACGGGTCGCCTGTGAGCATCACGCTGATGGTCTGTCGCCAGCCGTTCGGCTCCATGACGCCTTCGTGTCGTACACCGTATTGGAAGGTGAGGTTGGTGTGTTCGTAGTTGAGTGCTTGGTGTGCGACTTCGTAGTAGTCAAGTCTGTCGGGCCTCTCTTCGGTGCCGTCGATGAGGTGGTAAAGGTCGTATCGGTCGGGCATGGTAAAGAAGCGCACGATTGTGAACCCACGGGTTGTCATCGCTTCGATGAACCTCGCAAGGTTTTCTTCGTAGTCAAGGTTTCTTAGTGCTTGGTCAATTGTGTCTGTGTTTGGTTTCATGTTATATCTCCTGTGTTGGGTATCGGCTTCCGCCTACAAATTAAGTAGAACCTTCTACTATTTAAAGTTGTTGGTGGGGCGACTAAAGAGAGAGAGGGGTCTATTTCCGCCCCTCCCTGTTTTTTCTTTCGGCAATTTTCTGCTTCTTGTAGCAGGGTCGGCAAAGGTTGGCACCCTTACCACGAGTGTTGGGTTTGTGTTCGGAACAGAACAAGTCACCGCACGAGAGGCATTGTGCCGGACTCTTGATTGCGTTCACGAATGCTTGTCGCTGTGTCGGGTTGTACAAGGTACTGCCGATGGGAATGTCGAAGTCTTCGGGACCAAAGACGACCAAATCTTCTCCACCTGCGACGGCGCACATGGCTTCTTCGTGCGACCAAGAGGTAGCGCATTCGGCACATGAGAAGAACTTTTTTGGTAATAGTTCTGTGAGAGGGGCGGCTTGCCAAGTGAGTCGAGTGTACCTTTCAAGACCCTTGCGGTAAAGTTCTCGGTTTGAATCGGCAACTTTGACAGCGAACTGAATGTCTGTGGTGATGCGCCACGGACTGCCAAGACCGGCAAAGAACTGTGGTGAACCACCATCGGTGGTGAATAGAATCATCATTGACTCGCCTCCGCTGAATCGAGTGCAGACTGCTTTAGTCGGTATTGCTTTTGTCGCAATTTTTCTGCTGTGTTTTCTTCAAACCGTTCATCCAACTTGACGAACTTTGCGATTTGGTGAGTGGTTGGCAAGTAGCGCATGGTCACTGTGGACCGCTTGCGTTGGGTGGCTGGTGGGTTCTTGCGCTGGTCTGCGAGAAGTTCCGTCATACCACGAGTGGTGAGCCACGGGTTCCCTTTTTCTTTAAGGGAAAAAGCAAGTCGGTCTGTGATTTGCTTGCGTCGCTTCGCTGTTCTGTCGCCGACTGCCATCACTCTTCACCATCCGTTTGTCTTTGTTGGAGGATTCGCCAGCCGGTTTGAAGCCGGTCGTGACAATTCTTGCAGGCGGTGCGTGTGGTACCGTCAACCAACTTCTTGCATTGGACGAACTTGACGGCTGGGTGTTTCTGTGTGCCGAAACGGGAATCAAAGGTGTGCATACCCTCTTCCCATTGGAACTCCGTTGAGCCAGCCATGTACTTCATTTTCTCTTTGGGATATGAGGCTGGTGGAGTCATGGAACTGCCGTGGAACATACACTGTGAGAAGACGCCACGAGAAATGAGGCGTGGTTCGGTTGTGCCTTCGTAGTCCGGTTCATGGTCGCCGTTGAAGGTGAAGTCGCCGTCGTCGGCACACTCGCCGTACCCGAAAGAGTACCCGCTTCGTTCGATGTACTCACGAGCGGCGGCAACAGATTTTGGTCCGGTGACGGTAGCGTACCGAGTCATTTTTTCGGTGACAGCAAATCGGTAAATCTTGGTACCGTCTTGGTCCGTTTGTACCCAGCGAAGGTGTTCGGTGTCGAAGTGGTCAATTGGGGTCAAGGTGGTCATTCAGCCACCTCCCCGATGAGCGTTTCACATTGGAAGCAGTGGACTTTGCCAGCAGTGGTGTTGAAGTTGATGTGCCACTCAAGCGACAGCGAATCTTCGGGACAGTTGCGGTTGGGGCAGTTGACCGAGTTGTCGCGTTGAAGTCGTACTCGTGGTGCGGGAACGAAGGTGGTCATACTTTCACCTCAATAATAAGGTCGTCTGTTTCACCGTTTGTTTCAAAGTGGTCGAATGACTTCTGCCAAGCGTTGTGTGACATGAAGTAAATCACATTTGGGTGCAACATCATGTTGATTCTGCCGGACATTTGGACAGCGTAGTAGTCAGTCCACATGGCGTGGGAGATGGCGTAGGGTGGTTTCATGCCTTCACCCACCATGCGGTTTCGTCTGCGTAGCCTGCGAAAGCCCACTTGACGGATGGGTGGCCCCACTCGTTGCGGTCTGCGGCTGGTATGTCTGCTGTTTGCTTTGCTCTTTTTGGTATTTTTTGCATATTTTTTCCTCCATTGTTTTTGTGTTTGGAATGTGAAACGGAATAGGGGTGGTGTTTGAATACCACTTGTTTCACCATAGTGTGACTCGTCAAATAGCCTCTTTTGGTTTTCGTTCTTGCACTATGGCGGTCAAGCCTTTCTTTCTTGTGCAATCCCTATATGTGTTTTGGTGTCGGGCAAGCACTACGGCTGGCCGTCATTCACGGTCACATCGGCAACTCAAGCGATGATTCGGGCGACCACCTCATCCCATGCTTTTGCCTTTGTGTTGGAACCGACGCCAAGGACGGCGGATTCGACGCGCTTTTGGTTCACGGTGCCTGCGGCGTTGTGGACCCATGCGTGGTCGATGTATTCGGTGATGACATTGAACGACTGCCAAGCAGTGTCACGCATCGCAGAAGTGTTGTTCGTGCGAGATTTTTCGAGAGCGAGCAGGTGGTTCATGGTGTTGAATCCACGGGTCTTGAGGCCGTGTTCATTTTCACCATCACGCAACTTTTCGTCAGTCTTGAGGCCGAGAACATCAATGTAGTATTCGGCCCTGTCAACAGCGTCCATTTCGACACACATCAGTTCGCCAGCAGTGTCGGCAAAATTTTGATTGAGCGTGTCGGTCAATTTGATGGCGTGTCGCATTTCAGCAAGCCGGTCGTGCATCTTCGATGAGTGCCGGATTGAGAGGTCACGGGGATTGATGTCAGCCCGCTTGAGGCTTGACATCGCGTGGCGGAACTGATTCGTACAGCCAAGTCGGACATTGGTCGGAACACAGCGTACCCCTTGAGAGCCGTCGTGGGCGTTCGTGAGGTAAATGTATTGGTTGAGGTCGTCCCAGCCGTCGATACGGTAGGCGTCGGGCAAGGCGAAGGATGCGTAAAGGCGTGAGCCTCCGTCAATCATCCCAACTCGGTCCCATTCAATCTCGCCGGTACCCACAAGGGTGTCGGCCATCGCAAGCAGTTCTTCGTTTTGCAGGGGATTGTAGGTTTTACCCACGACTCCCAGCGTGTGGTCGTTGTCTGTTCTTGCGACTCGCTGGAACTTGCTTCGGACTTCTCGGCCCTGTGCTGTGTACAGCGGTTCAGTCTTCACACCGAAGTCCATACCAGCATTGGTAAGCACCTCGGCGGTTGTATCTCCACGGGCTTGTTGGCCCATCGTCATATATGCGGCAATCATTCTTGTCATCATTTTCACTTCCATTTTTTTCATTGTTTTTTTTTGGGTTTGGTGTAGTGCGTTGTCGGCTTGTCGGCTTGTTCCGCCTACAAATTACCTACATCGTCCTACTATTTAAGTCTTCTGGTAGGGCGACTAAACACACACACACCACTTCACTGCGAGCCTCCATGCCCCCTATAATGTGGGGGCAGGTGGACTGCCCAGCGAATGGTTTGGCGTTGTACTTTTACGCCGTCGTCGTATTCTGTTCGCCATTGTTTTGTCGAAACAATTCTTGTGGCGGCGGTGACGCCGAGAACGGAGGTGGCGGCGTGGGAGGCCATGAGGCTGTTCTGCTTGCGTGTGAACTGCGCCCACACTGCGGTCGTTGGGAAGTGGTTGCGTAGTGGCGTTTTTGACACATACGGCCAAACCTTCTCCATCAAATTGTACAATTCGTCGCGTGTGAAGGGTACGGGCTTGCACCCGATTCGTGAATGGTAGCGCATCAGTTTGAACATTTCATCCATGCACCTTGAAGTTAATTTTGTCGTCAAAGTATTGCACCCCCTTCTTGTGGTTCGTCGTCGTCACCCATCACAGCGTTGAGTTCTGCCATTTCCATTTCCTTGCGGTGGCCGAAGTCGTGCGTGGCGAGCATGTGATACACATTGTAGTCCGGCCCGACAAATTCGGTGCCGCATGTTTGGCATGTCATGCGTATGATGTTGACCTGTGAAACCCACATCTTGCGGTCGGACAGGTACACCCCGTCGTCGCTGGTTTCGGGACCAATCATCTCGGAAATTACTTTTTCGAGAATATCAATCGTCAAATCCTTTCTTCCGTTCATCGGGTACACGCTCCCACGGAAGTCCATCTTCGGTATCTTGCTTCTTGCTTGGCCCAATTGTGGTCGGCTTCGGAAAGACTTTTGACGGCGATGAAGGCGGAGTATTGGAACTCGCTCTCAAGGTCAACTTTGTACCAATAGAAAATCTTTGTTTCTTTGTCGGTGCTGAGTCCGAGGACTTGATTCATGGCTTGTTCAAGGTCGATGATGTGGTCTTCGTCGTTGTACAGCCGTATGATGGAGTCAAAGAGTTGACCCGCTCCGGCGGGTGCGGGGAGCGCACGAAACACTGCCCTGTCTTCGTTTTGACCGAGGGTTTTGATGGCGTGAATGTGAATCATTCGCAACACCACACATGGCCGTTGGAGTAGGTGAAAGAGTGGCGCAGGTCGGCGTTCCAATACCACTCAAAGTCCACATAGCGGAACAGTGGGTTGTTGTTGTTGTTTGAGAGCCAACCGGCTTCGATGGCGTACTCTTCGGCAAACGCTTTGGGTGAGTCATATTTTCCGTAGTATTGTTCTCGGAAATGGTCTTCAAGTTCACCTTTGAGATGCGACATATTCCATGAGTCGTGTTCAAACCATCGGAAGAATGCGTCGCCGTGTTCTTCGATGCAACGCATGACTTCGATGAGGAACTCAATGTCGGGATGCTCGCCCATGTTGGGAACGCCGTCATAATCGTGAATCGCCCATTCGTCGTGGAAAGGTCGGGAGCATTTGTTGAAGTGTCCCGCCCTGTCTTGGCGGTCGTGTTCTTCGGCGTAGTCCCACCGTTCCTCCAATTGGTCGGCATCCATCCATGAGCCGTGAAGCCTTCCTTCGTTGTAGCATCCCAAACAGGCCATGTACACTTTTGGCTCGCTCATTCGTCACGCCCCCAATTGTTGTCCTTGTTGAGCGTGAAATCGGCTTTGTGGTACGGCCAAACGGAAATGTCCCATCGGGAAATCTTGAATCGAACGGCGGGATTTGAAACGCAATTTGCGAAGGAGTTCGGTTTTGCGTTGGCGTGTTTGGTGAGCAATTCTTCGGTCTGCTTGTTCGTCATGTCAAACCAATAGCCGTCGGATGAGTGGCCGTGACCAAGCGAGATTTGTACGCTGTTGCTTGCCCGATTCGGGTAGTCAAATGTATCGTTGCGTCGTCGTCGCAGGGCGTTGTATGTTCTCACAAATTGGGTGGGGTCTGTGACCTCCCAAAATTCGTCTTCAATGTTTTCCGGTATCTGTATTTTTCTTGTCATAATAATTCCTTCCATGTTTTTTTTCAGTGTTTGTTTTTTTCGGTGTGTTGTCGGCTTTGTCCGCTTACAAATAGAGTACCATGTCCTACTATTTAAAGTTTCTGGTGGCCCGACTAAACACTACTACCCTCATTCTTCGACAAAACCTCCAAAGAGTTCGGTCTTCGTCGGCTCGCCCCAGCAAACCATGTACACATGCGTGACGGTTCGCCTGTCGGACTTTCGGGGAGATGTGTCAACCATGACCTTGCCTGTACTGTCAAGGCCGAGGGCGTGGTCGGGGGTGCGAATGATGAACGCCGCAGGGTCGTAGCAGGTGCGGGTTTCTTGAATCCACCACTTTTCACTATCGGGACAATAGTATTCAGCCTTGCGGACTTCGCCACCATACGCCTTGTCGGATATGTCCTGTGCGATTTTTCGGAATTGTGAAACGGTGAGTTTCTTTTTCGGCAATAACTTTTTGGCTTCGCTCAAGCGACTGCGGACTGTAAATCTCTTGCGTGAGGCCCGCACGAGGTCTTCCATGTTGTGCAGGTACCGCACCTTGTCGGCAACGCCCAACCATTTTGCGACCGCTTGGGCGCATTTGTTTTGGTTCGGGTTGTCTTCGTTGTTGGACTTCTTGATTTGGGTTTCCCGATAACTCATTCTTCCGCCTCCATTTGTTCTCGCTTTACTTCATCGAGGTAGTAGTCTACATCAGCCTCCAAGACATGGAGGATGGGGTTCAGTAAGGCCCGTTGTGTTGCTTCTTCAATCATTTCTGTTTCGTTCATTCTTTCGCCTCCACGGTCAACCGGTTGAGGGTTGTGGATTCGTTGTCTTTGAAGGAGCCGTGTCGCTTGACGGTACCCGTGAGCGTGATGCGGTCGTTGGGTTTGAGGCCGTGGCGTTTGTAATCGAATTTTCCGAAGGACACAATCGCCTCGTTTTTGTCGGTGACGAACTCCGTGAGCGTGTAGCCGTTGCGTGTGATGCGCTGTTCAACGAATCGGCATTTCACCGTGATGCGCTCGCCCACATCATGCGGGAGGCGTTTGGTGGTTTCCTTTGGCTTCGCCTCTTCGACGGCATCGAACCATTCAGCGTGAACGGTCTTGAGCCAGCGGGATGATGCGCCAGCGTACACATTCCAAGTTTTCTTGTACACCATGCCGGACTCGGCAACCGATAGAACTTTTCGAGAAAATTCGCTGGGCCGGTCGTCTTTCATCGCTTCGATGGCCGAGGCGAAGGACAGTGCGAGCATTTGAGAATCGGGCGTGGGTTCCACGAGGTAGGCGAGGTCTTCCATGTTGTACCGACCCTTGAACCGTTTCGGCCACACATTTGCGATGCGGAAGGTTTCGGTGAACTTTTTCGTTTCCATGTGGACAACGCCGACAGCGACTTCATCGCCGTGGAACTCGGCAACGCCGTTGAGAAGCAGGCTCCCCATGCCGGAGCGGTAGTTGCGATTTTTGAGAGCGTATGCCGCCACCAAGTCGTTGAGGACCGAGGTCGGGTGAGTGGTCGTGTAGGCACGACCTCCGAAGTACCCGCCGCCAGCCTCTTCGGGAGGTGGGCGAGTCGCGATATTCATCAATTTTTCGAGGTCGTCCGGCGATATCCCGGTGTACGAGAGCAGGCAGGTCGAACCAACGATTTTCGTTTGACCTTTCGGCGAGCGGACGATGAGGGTTCGTTTTCGCCGCCGTGGACCGCTGGTGCAGTGGTCGCAGTGGTCGATGAATTTTTCGGGCAATTTGCGCCTACCGATTCTTTCGGGCAATTTTTCGCCGAACATCGGAGTCCAAATCGCAGGGGAGCCGGTCGGCTCGTTGGGGTCGGAGGGGTCACACACGGCGACCACCTGCCAATCGCTGGGTGGCTCGTAGTCCACGACAATTTGAAGCATCGGGTGCGGAAGGTATCGAGCATCGAAGGTTTCCGGTGGAAGCGGTCGCCGATGATTGAGGGCGGTGAGTTCAGCGTGGGTCAGCGTGCTGCTGGTGAGCCGAATCATTCGGGGCGTTTTCGCCAGCGAGTAGCGGGTGCCGTCGGTGTCAAGGAATGTGCCGGATTGGTTTTTCCGAAATACTTTGCCGGTGAGCGTCTTTTCGTCGATGCGCCATTCGACGGGCGTTTGGGTCTTGGCTCGCTTGGCGAACTTTTTGAGGTACGACTCGGCTCGGTCACGGAGGTACGGCGAGAACAGGCGGGAAGTGACAGTGACCATCATTGAGTCCTCCATGATTCAAGGCAATTCTTGCAGGCGAGGACGATGTGCATGGTGGGAATCTGCCGAATCTCATCAGCGGATTTGCCGCAGTGCTGGCAGGGTCGGTGGGGCCATTTGTCGATGCTCACCAACTCACCTCACGGGTGTACACGACGAAGCCTTGAGGGAATTTTTTGACGAAGGCCCGAATCTTGGACCGGCGGTGATAGTGGGCGTGGCCGATGATGCCGTACTGTCGGACCAGCGAGGCTTCAAGAGCGGCTTGGTCGGGGCATCCGTAAATCTTATGGAAGTCGTAATCGTAGCCACGGAACTCAATGGTGTGGGGGAAGGCGGTCACAATTCAGCCTCCATATCAATCGCCCACCAGATTTTTCGCACAAGGTCGAGGTTTTCAGCGGATTGGTGAGGGTGGGTTCGCATGATTTTGCCTGCGTACATTTCCAATGCGGCGGCGATAGCGATACAATCGTCAACGGTGAGGTCAACCATCAAACAGCACCCCACAGGAAAGTGAATGTGCCACAGTGGACACATCGGACATTCTCAAGGGAATGCCCTATCGGTCGGAATTTACGGCAACCGCATTTTTGACATGCGACGCCTTTCACGCTTAGGGTTTCAGTTGGGTTGGTTCGGCTCATTTGGGGTATCTCCTTCGGGTCTTATATACCCATAGATGTACTACTATTTAAAGTTTCCGGTACCCCGACTAAACGCTTATCTTGTGCGTAGTGTATTATTAAAGAGGGCCGGATTGGGACGGGCGACTAAATCGGCTGGTTTTTTCGATTTTCGACTAACTGCTACGGTCGGATTTGCTGATTTTTCGGCTGTTATTTTTTTCGACTAAATTGTCGTTCAATTTTTGCCGGAAATAATTTCGACTAAATAAACCCCACAGAAACCGGCGGAGCGGGCGGTGCCCCTGATACTTAGTCGTGACTAAATTATTGACTACAATAACGGTTTTTCAGGATTTCGATAACGACTAAAATTTCATCGCATTTTTGAACTTTTGCACTTTCGACTAAATTATCGGTGGTCAATATCCGGGATTTGACTTGGCTCGTTAGTCGTTATTCGTTTTTTTGTAGTCAATAATCTTTAGTCGCCCCCCAAAACGCAGTGATGCCTTTAGTAGCGACTAATTTTCTATCACGCAGTACACCGTTTAGTCGTGCTTTAGAATTTCGATGGCTGAGTAGGGCGGTGGAGTCTTATGGCGGTTTAATTCGACTAAACGCACCACTGAAAGGCATTTTTCTAGTCGCAACTAAACGCACCCCGTAGCACTGTTTAGTCCCGACTAAATTTCTGCCTCGCAGTACACTGTTTAGTCGGTATTTCAATGTGGTACCCTTCGGGATAGAGGCCGAGGCATCCCGATGCTAAATTTCGACTAAACGCATCACTGCACCCCATTTTTTTAGTCGCGACTAATTTTTAAATTTCGACTAAAGTATCAGTCCGCAGTACAGCGTTTAGTCGGTTAAAGTGAACAGGGTCGCCACTACCCCCTACTCGAAGCCGACGAAGCCAAATAACGACTAAACAAACAACTGCGCCCCATAAAATTAGTCGCGACTAAAAATTCGCCTCAAAGCAAAGGTTATATACCCCCACATACTCATAGGAGTGGGGTGCCGCTTCCCGAATGCGCCGATGGGGGAGTAATAAATTAGTCGCGACTAATTAGTCCCGACTAGATGGGTTCCTTAATTCCCCAAATCCCCTGCGAGTTAGTCACGACTAAGGTATAATGATAAAATCGGCGTTTAGTCGCCCCTCCCATAAACTTAAATAGTAGCGAGGCGAGCAACAGATGGAGGCAAAAACATGGACTACATGATAATAAACACTGCACTAACACACGAGAACGAAGAACAATGGAACGACCTGCCAATGTATTATCCCGGCGGCAAGTTGGAAACCGTGTACGATGAAGACCTTGAAGAGTCATTTGAAACCTTCACTGTCTGCGTGTTCACAAACAGGAAGGAAAACAATTTCATCGTGTTCAAGTGGACAATGATTGTTTGAGCGACTAACTCACCGACTAAATACGGCCACGAGCCGGAGCCGCCCGAACCCCGCTTCGGCGGGGGGCTGGGCTACCCCTTATATACTTTTCTTTCTTAGCGACTAAACATGATTTTGGCCGACTAAAATTTCGATAATTTTTGATTTCGACTAAATTTTATTGTCTTTGATTTTCGACTAAATTTTATCGTTTTTTAAATTTCGACTAAATAAAAAAATCGTTCCGATAACGACTAAAAAATAACAAAGCACTTGAATTAGTCGCGACTAAAGATAAATTATTACTCCCCCGTTTAGTCGATTATTGGGCCTGCGGCCCCCAAGTAGGGGCCACCTGTGGCCGACTTTGCCGACTAAAACCGCCTATCACCGATGCCTTTAAGGGGAGAGTGACTATGGTACAAACATGGCACAACAAACCATAACCCCCGAAGCCCGACTGCCGACCTACCCCGTGAACCCTGCGGTTCTCGACACCGTGGTACAGATGTACCATGAGGTCTGCTTTGACTACAACTCGCCGAATGTTGACGACCTACTCAACCAATTCAGCGACACCATCGAAACCCTGCTCGGTTCGCATGGCTACTCCCTCGCCGCCGCCTCCTACACCGCCACACCCGACATCGCCGTCCCGACCTATGTCCCTCGCTACCTCATCGACGCAACCCTCGACCGCCTCATCATCATGTGCCCAAACAGCGACATTGTGATGCACGAAATTCCGGCGGTGGCTTGAATGGCTATCCTTCACATTCGCCTCTCCGGTCAACCTCTCGCCCTGTGTGGTGCCAAGCACTCCGCTTGGTCGCCTTCCGACCTTGCCCGTGAAGCGGGCGTGTGGTCCGAAAAGCAAGGTCGATACACCACCCTTGCCAACACCGGCGCACCTCGTACACCTGTCTGCCCGCACTGCCAAGCACTGCTGTGACCAGCACCCCACGGGTGGCGATTCCCAGCCTACGGGCTGGGACCACCCTTCACGCTCACCCCTCCGGTCCTCGTCTGCGTGTGTTGCAGGCGGGGGCCACCCCTCGACTAAAATTTCGATGCCGACTAATTAAAAATCCTCTTTTCGACTAATTCGATACCGACTAAATTTGGTCTATTTTTATTTTCGATAATTTTCGACTAAATTTTCTATTTTAATGTCCTGGATACCGACTAAATTTTGATTTGCGTTTTCGGATTTAGTCGCGACTAAATGATTTAGGTTGCCCTAAAAAAATTTAGGTCGCCCTAAAAATGTTTAGGCGGCCCTAAAACATGAACGCTTCATGTGCATTTCGGCAAATCGGAGATTTAGGGCACCCTAAAACGCCGAACGCTCATATCCGGGTTCAAAGTGCGAAATTGGCTCAAATTCCAACATTGTCCGCCTCGGCTCCGGTGCGCCGTCGGACCACTTCCGAGCCGAAAAGTGAACAAGAATGATTCATGTTCGGGTCGAAACAGGCTGGCGAAACAGGGGCCACCGCCTCGCAGTGCATCGTTTAGTTGACCCAAACCCAAAACATGAACCAAAACATGAATGAAAAGTGCGATTCCAGCCCGTTTAGGCACATTGTCGGGCCGGTGGCAGGCCGAGCCGGAGCAAACCAAAAACCCCCAAAACAGCCGAATTTCATGGATTAGTCGTCAAATGCTCATATAGGAGGGAGAACTCCGGTGGGAATACAGGAGGGAAACCAAATGCAAAACAGCGAAAACACACAAAACGCAAACGAAGCAAGCATGATGAAGCAGTTCATCAACGGAACCGAAAACCCCCATGAGGTTATCATGGTCACATTGGTGGAGGCTGTGTCAAAGCACAGCAACGCCAACCGAGCCATGACCCGACGGGTCAACAAGTACCAAGCGAAGGACACCGTACCAGCCACGGTACTCAAGGGGCTAAACGACGAGATGGGCATCAAGAACCCAAGCATGGCGGCCATCAAGGCCGCTGGATTCCGACCGGTCAAGACCATCCGACCAAACCAACAACCACGAACCTACGACCTTGGCGAACTCGACGCCACCGACCTCGTGATGAAGCCAGCAGTCCGCCGAGCCTTGGCCGCTTTGGTCAGCCTCAAGGCATACCGTGACGCCAACCGCCACGCCGTTGAGAAGTCCGGTCAGTCAGCCGAAGCCATCGACCTCGACTTGATGGAAGCCACCCCCGAAATGATGCAAGCCTTCGGCCTCATTGAAGGCGATATGGTGCGATATGTGCCGGTTGACAGCAAGGCCCTCATCCGTGACGGAATGGACACCTTGAAGCAACTGAATGACAAGCGAAAGGGTGACCTTGCCCTCGACACTCGCAACCGTGTTGAAGGCTCCACCGTCCACCGCTACGCCCTTCAAGGCGATGGCGTGGACTGCCTAAAGGCACACCTTGCCATCAACGCCGAAACGGTGCTTGATTGGACCAACAACGGCCACGCCGCCCAGCGGTACTGCTCCGACTGTCGCAAGGCATGGGGACACCAGCAAGTGAGCCGAGCCAACGCCTGCCCTGCTTGCGGTACCCCGAAGCGCAACCTTGGATACAACAGCGTGACCATGCACCTACCGGTCTTGGACAAGGTGAACGCTGGCCTCAAGACCTACGGCGGCCACCGAGTCCACTTCAAGGCTTGCCGCATCACGAAGGCCCTGTTCAACCGTGTTGTGATGGCTCACCGTGGCCAAATCACACCGGCCCAACTCATGGCCGATTGCATGACCAACGACGGCGACGCATCCCGATTTAGCACCCGAATTGAGGGTGGCAAGTGGAGCAAGATGGACTTCGATGTCGTCCCATGTGCCTTTGAAGTGGCAGTGGATGGCGAGCAAGTCACCCTTTTGGGCATCGCTCTTGAGCGACGCTTCAAGGCTTGAATGCGACCGATGAACTGAACGAAGAACGAACGACGAACGACACACTGCGGAGGTATTGACAAGCAAACGAAACAACAACAGCGACCGGTTCTCATCCTGTGCCGGTCGTGGAGTGGGCCAGCGGGATGTTTTTTTTTATGTCAATTTTCGGGGTACTGCGAGCCTGTTCAGCAGGTGCCGCCCTGCTCGGCTGGGGCTGAAATCGAAAACAAGCCCGTAGACACCCCTACAGCGCACGCAAGGGGGTGCGGTGCTACCCATACCGCCCAGCACCCACGAACGGCCCGTACAGGCCATGTATGGCATCAAGAATGGGCATCTGCTGGATTGGGTGCGGGTCCATCTGCGGCGGTCTTGCCTCCAAAAATCGACGCACGCCGCCTACACAGCGTTGCTTAGTACCCTCAAAAATTCGCAGAAAAATTTTTCAAAACCTTCTTTATAAACGACGACTCACCGCTCTAAAGATTTTACTTCTGCCACGACTTTTTGACTTGCCACCTTGCCATGCACCTTTAGCCATAGACCGGCCAGCAAATGGGACAACATCGGATTTAAACGAGAATTGGTCAATTGCGTGTGCCAAAGCCATTACCAAGTCATTGTGTTTGCCCGTATCAACAATGTCACCGGATTTCCAAGCGTGTGACTCCAATTCTTCCAACATTTCATTGACAACTCGCCTTGTTGCATCGTTGCCATAGGGGAATTGAATCTTGCCCCGTTCAAACCAAACACGCAATCGGTTTAGCAATCCTTGCTTTAATCCTTTATTGCTAACTTTTGACTCTCGATATTCAACGCCAATACCCTTAGCCTCCAACAAAGACTTGAACAAGCGTTGGAAACCTACATCTTCTGCCGCAAGAGGTGCGCTGTACTTTTTACACCACTCGCCAATCATGTCAGCCTGCCTATCGGGGGAAAAGTCATTCCTTCTCCAAATGTTGGCAATTGCTAATGAGCCATCGGATTCTTGGCGAACAGCCACTAAAACAGAATAGTCTTTCCCTAATCCTTGTGACGGGTCAAAACCAATAACATATTTACAGCCATCACGCTTTTCCTTGTCAAACACCTGCTCTAAGTCCATATTGGCCCGTGTAAATTTACGAGGGTACACAGCCGCTTCATCGTCAATAACCTTGCACAAAAATTCTTGAGCAAATTCTAATTCACCGGTCACTTTTTTCTGTTCAAGCAAAAAGTCCAATGGTCGGAACTCCGGCCAAAGTGCTTCTAATTTTTCCGGCTCATGCTTGTTTTCATCCCAATTAGGAATAGCACTCCAAATGCCTGTTTTCCATTGGTCGTTATCAAGCATTTCAGTGTGGTACAAGTCAGTCATAGCCATTGGTGTTCCAACACAGTAAAGAAACGAACCGGGGTCAAGCATCGGCATGACAACCTTTCGTAGCCAATGCCGCAACTGCTCGTTGTTTAGTTCTTTTTTAGCATCAAGCAACACATCATCAAGTGCAACAACAGCAGGGTGGTCACCACGAATAGCACTGCCAACGGAAGAACAGCGAATTACTGCTCCGTTGTTTAGCCATAGTTCTCTTTTACCACCTTTTTTGGGGTCAATGTATCGGGCTAACTCTTTGTGACTTGTCAAATCCTTGCGTATTTCAGCCAACCGTCGAACTGCTGTATCTTGGCTGGCAGAAAACAACCAAATGTCCATAGGTTTGCCATTGAATTTTTGAAACAAACACATGTGTAGCAATTTTACACCAAGCGTCGTACTTTTCGAGTGACTTCTCGGAGCAATAATACAAACACGGTGAACATGCGCTTCCTTCCTGTCAGTGTAAATATCCATCCATTCTCCGATGTGGTTGCCCCAAGAGTAGCCAAGCCATCGGTAAAAATAGGAAACATCATTTCTTGCTCGTTCAAACGCTAATGCTTGTTTAATTCTTGACATTCGGCATCACATACATTCTAATCGGAAAAGTCCAATAAATATCTTTTTTTATGTTCATAATTTCACCACGGTCGCAAAGTGCGTAAGCCACAATACGGACAGATTCTCGTAAAAGCCTTTGCTTGAGAAAGGTACTTACTTTCCCAACCGCAAGCCGTACAAACAACATGTTCACGCTTCATCTCTTACCACCCTTAAGCAACCGCAGTACACCATTTTTTTTGTTTCCTTACACCACTTTTTGTGAGAAGTATAACGGGAATAACATTTATGACCACACTTTTGACATTCTCTTAATTTTTTGATTTGTGGGTTTGTCAATGTTCACCCTCCACAGGAGCAAACAATGTACCAACAAGTCCTTTGTCTTTGTCAATAAAGTGTGCAGACAAACCAGCCATACTTGTTGTGTAGCCTTGTCGAGCATGATACCTGTCATGTCCAGCAAGCGAAGGAAGTTGTACAATTAAACAACCACCCTTTTCAACAACCTGTCGATGGTGTAGGTGACCGTGGAACCATGTGTGGTGTTGACATTCTCCCCACAGTTCTCGCTTTTCGTTGCTCATTAACTCAACAAGGTTCCTTGCACCGTCACCATGAATAAAACCAAGCAAGTTGTTGCCATACTGAACATACTGTCGAGTGGAAGGACTCACAATAACTTCACAGTCTTCGACATTTTCATAAGCCGCACTAAGGTACATCATTAACGCAATAGCACTCATGCGGTCGTGATTACCCGGCATAAACACTACCTCAACAGGAGCAACTTGTCTAAGCAGTTCAATATGCTCTCGTGCCATTTGGCAACCTGTCATTAGGATTTCAGCAGGGCTACCACACATGTCTTGCGGTGTACCTTTTGTTGTTGTGCCAGCATCAGTATCAACATGAAACCAATCGCTACCGGTAGCCAAAATAATTTTTTCCGGTCGAGAAGGAAGGCGGCAAATCAATTCTTGCGTCTTTTCCATCAAACGCTTTCTTGCCTCATCAAAATTGTAGGTTTCTCCAACTTCGTCAACCCACCCGTATTTACCCCAATGGAAGTCAGTAGGACTAATAACAAGCGCATACTCAAGAGAATCTTCAACCATAGCCATTAGAGGTGTGGTTTTTGGTGCTTCGGAAACAATTTGTCGGAACTCGTTAAGTATTTTTTCCTCAAACATATTGTACTTTTCTGCTGATTCTTCAATAGACTTCCACTTGGCTCGCTCAAATTTCTTGTGCAGTTGGTGTTTTCGCCTTGTCACCAAATCATCAACAAGCATATCCACATCTTTTGTGGTAATTTCTTCATCGGTGTATGGCGACATATCATGTGTCCATCCATGCCGTCGTCGGTATTCATCAAACCACGCACGAGGAATACCAAACTCCCTACAAATTTCATTCATAGATGCAGGTTTTCCTACCATGTTTGAGTATGCTTCTTTCATGGCTCTATGTTTGTCACCGTCAACACAAATCATTTG